AGCCCAAAGGCTTTATCTCTATTAGCCATGATTTATGTCCTTTATATTAAGTTATTCGGAACCCGAACGTGGGCCTCCGAGGCTTACTTTGGACTGCCTTTCTGGCGCATTGATTTTCATAGACGAATTAACATTCGTCTTCAACAGGTCATTATCAGCAGCTCTGATTTGGTCATGGGTTCTAGAAGAATAATACTCTTGTCGCTCCTCTGCCGTTTCTTCAGGTATTCTCGCTAACAGCAAACCACCTACACCGATTACACCGGCATGTTTACCATCATCTTGAACACCTGAATCAAAATCAGGATATTCATCCGCACGTACCAGCTCATACCCCTCACGGAGTTTAGCTGAAACATTAGCGCGATCATCTGCGCCACCTGACTCGACTCTAATCCACCGATGCTTATAGCCCGGAGGAGGTTCTGGAGCGTCTAGTCGTGAAGGAGGAGCCCAAGCTTTACGGCGCACTGTCTTTTCCCGCGTTTCCGTGGTTCGATCATTGCGTTTTAACTTTGGTACTTTGGTAGCTTCGGTCATCTTTATTACTCCTTAACGTATTTGGCATATTCTTCAAGTGGAACCCCTAATTTTTTTGCTATCGCAACTTGACTTGGGGTCAACCTAACAGTGCGGCGTGCTGTGTTGTTTACCCCCGAAGAGCGGGTTGCAGGAGCTACCGTCTGCACGGGTCGGCTAGTCCTGTTGTTTTTGGGCGTAGGCGCTTCCTGAAACTCATTAGGAAATATGTCGCGTATCCTACGATTTATCTCATCATAATACTCGTCTGTGTTTGGGTCAAACCCTTCTTTTTGTATTAAGTCCACATGAATACCACGCACAGCATGCGTCATCACTGTGTTTGTGCCAAACCACTCGTTTTCTTCTGCCCAAGCTTCGGCCTTAGGGTCCGATTGAGGGGGAGGCGGTGGCGGGGCTTGTTGCGGTTGTGGTGCGGGTTGTGCAGCCTGAGCCGGTTGCGCTTCCCTCAAAGAAGTGGTCTGTTTAATTCTGTCCTGTTCCATAAGAACACTGGTCAAGCGTTGCTGCGCCTCAGTCTCAGTGTCTATGTCGCCCTCTTCACGGGCTTTCTTTATGACCTGCTTCAGAGCTACCACGTGAGACTCAGTACGTCCCTGTGCCTCTTGTAGTCGATCTGCGTCACTCTTTTCATATTTCTCTTGAAGCGTCTCGTTTTGTTGCTGTACGTTTTTAGCAAACTCTAACGCCGCCTCTTCTCTACGTTGTGTTTCGCGTAGTCTAGCGGTCAGTTTATCAATCCGTTTTTTAACCTTGTCAGAGTAGTTCTCTAGTTCTTCCGTTTCTTTTTTAGCCACAGGCTTTTCTTCGGCTACCTCTTCTACCACTGGCGCTTCTTTTTCATCCGCCAGTTTGGCTTCGGACCCGTCTTCATTCATTTCAACGGTGGTTTCTTTTTCTTCTTCACCGATGTCAAATTCCATCTCTTGATTCATTGGTTCTGTTTGTCCCATAATTACATCCCCCTCACATGTGTAAGATATCTTCAGGGTCGTTAACGAGCCCTAAGATTTCATCATCATTTAACAAACGAATCTCACCACCATCAATTTGAATCCGAGATCCCGCATACTTACCAAAGATTACCCAGTCCCCCTCACCGCACCAAGGGCCGTTAGGAAACTTAGACTCATCAGCGTAAGCTAAATCACCTACCTTGAGGACATAACCTACATTCGTAGCCAACTGAGTCCTCTGTTGAGTCTCTTTAGCTAAAACAATGCCGCCCTTAGTCGTTTCAGCACCACGATAAGGCAAAATAGCCATTCGCCAACCTGTGGGTCTGGGGATCAAATCAAGAATAGATTTAGCAAGGCCTTCATTAGCGACTTTGCCGTCTACGGTATATGCGTCGTTAAGATTTGGTTTAGAAGATTCCGCTTCTTTTGCTTCGGATTCTTCTTTCCATTTCTCTTCGAGAGGGGTTAACTTCTCTGCTTCCATGTGTGCCTCTTCTGGTGGTTAAAAATCTTCGGAGTGTTTATCCAATTTATCTCGGATAATTTGATCCACAAGCTTTATGCCTTCCAGACGGCCCATCAGAAAACGATAGCGCTCCATGTCAGTCACTGTTCCGTTGAGAACAATGGCTTCGGAATCTTGCTGCAGTTTTCGTACTTCTTTCAATACGCTTTCAGCGAATTCAAGCATGGTCGTTTTTCCATGAAAGCAGACGGTAAAATAGCCCCGTCTGGAGGCTTGTGTTTAGTATATCTTTACTGGCTTATTGCCATCTCGTTTTTTAACTATTCTAGCAGGTTTTTTACCTGTGCGACCACTGGAAACCTTAATCGAACCTCCTTTTGCCGCCTTTTTTACCTTTTTACTCTTCCCTGCCTTACTCAAGGCAATTGCAATGGCTTGTTTTTTTGGTTTCCCCGCGCCCATCTCTGTCTTTATATTGCTTGAAATGGTCTTTTGACTAGAGCCACGTTTCAAAGGCATCTTATGTTCCCCACTGGGATCGTGCTTTCTTTTGCGCCGCTTTGTTTAAATCGCCAAAGTGATAAAGCTTTTTACTTTGCTTTGTCATGGTTTTCCCCGTCATCACCGTGCCATCGGGGTGCTTATGTGTCCCACCCTTGTGGATTTTGCCATCACGAGAATAGTGATTTACGCCTGCTGCCATTGTAAATGTTCCTCTAACAAAGACGAGTAGGGCCACAGCCTCTTTTAGCTAGACCGCAACCACGAGCCTGTACGGTATTCATTTTTCTACCTGTCATGCCTTTGCTTTCGTTTCTGCGTGAACGATAAGACTGGGACTTAGTGCTTTCTTTGCCGTCTATGTTTCCTAAACGCTCATCAAGCCTGTCTGCCTTAGTCTGCTTTTTAACGTCTCCGCCTTTTGCCATGCGATTCATTTTGCGCTTTTCAAATGCTTTCTCTCGGTCAACCCGACCGTATTCTTCACGGGCATCTCTGCCTTTTGCGCCTTTTGCATAGGTCTTAGGTGCAATGCGATAAATCTCATCGTCTAAATTGCGTAATACTTTCTTATCACGAGCCATTGAACCGGGCATGTTCTACCTCCTAAAGTTTACTGGGTGCGTAAATACGTTCTCTTGCTACATCTGCACGCAACTTAGCAATGTCTTGCTGCGATTCAATGCGTGCCTCATTCGATTCGGCGTTCTGGACTATTCTAGCCTGATCCACCTTTATACCTTCTTGCTTCAATGCAATGTCGGCCTGATCTTTAGCCGCTTTTTGCTGTAACTCTTGGGCTTTTAGCATGACCACTGGATCTTGTCCACCTTCACCGGACAACTCACCCTGCATTCCTTTCATTTCCATCATGTATTCCGAAACTTTAATGGAAACCATTGCCTCACGCTGTAAGTCAGAGATCATGTTATCAGGATCATTACCATACTGCTCAAATAAGGTCGCTTCGGTGTCTTCCTCGGCCTTCAATCGGATATGTTGTAGGATATGCTTCTGTAATTCTGCAGCGGCTAACGGATTAGCCTGAATTAACGGTGACATTCCCATAATTAAGTGCGCGGCAATGTGAGCATCGTGCTGTTGCCCTGCAAAAGCCTTCAGTTCCTTGCCATCCGCTGCTTCCATGTTCTCACTAGCAGGGTCTTTAGGCATTTGATTGGTCTGGACCTTCAATATGCCGTCAATATCTCGCACATTCAGTGCCTGATACACACGATAATACGCTTCGTACATGTTGTGCATCTGTGGCGCGCTTTGTGCCAACTGTAATTGGGTCTGTGCCAACGTAATTCGCTGTGCAGCAGAGAAAATATTGGGGTCTGCGATAGGTAATATCGCGACCATGTGATCAAAGTCGCATTTTTTAATACATCGAGACGCACCGGGCACGTCATACGGGTACTCATCCGGTAAATATTCACCAAATCCACGCGCTAACATCTCAAATTCTTGTGTTTGAGCGTAATACAGGCGTTTATGGATGGCCGACATGACCATCGAGCCCCTTTCAAGCAAAGCAATTGTCGTTCCTACTGCCGCTTGCTGGTTTCCATCGCCCACTTGCATGTCTGCAATGCTTGCTAGACGCTTTCCGGCGTCTACGGCAAAGCCCATCAAGGTGTAAAGTGTCTGAGAGGGCTCTTTGTAGGGTAAAGGCATCAGTGAGGCCGTCAATTCTGCACCACCTGCGTCAATATCCCGCCACTCGCCCGGTTGTATTGGATTGTCATCATCCGCTATTCGCGCGCCTTTCGCCTTAAATCCAGCCGGTAAATTAGATAGCGTTCCAGCGTCAAGAAGTTGACGCAATGCCGCCGTCGCTGTCTTAGAGAGACCACCAATGAGGTGAACAAACCCTAATCCATAGGCGCCGGGACCTTCTACCAACACATAATGCACAAAATATTCGCGTCTTTTCTTGAGTTCATCGTCTTCTAGCCAGTTTCTACGGATTCCAACGACCTTGCCACTTGCCTCATCCAAGGTAACGACATAAGGAACCTTGATTCCTGTTGGCTCGTTGTTTTCATCAAGGTCCTCAAACCCTGATAAGTCTAAATCGACCTGAAACTCTAATAAAAAGACTTCCTCCGGCTCTCCGCTTTGCGAAATGCCTACGGTTTGATTGATAGCATCCTTGATCTGATTGCCACCCGTGGGGTCATTCTGTGGGTCTAGTGGGGTATCAATGTACTCACCGGCAAATACTCGCTTGGCAAATTCATTCGTATCCATCGCAATACGCTGGGTAATACGTGGGCACTCAGAAATAACACTGGACCCGTTGTAAGGAATATACAGATCATCAGGTAAGACTAAGCGGCTGACCATTCGGCCAAGCTGCTCGTCATAGTAAACTTTTTTAAAGGTAGAACCACCGTAGCCCGTATAGAACAAGAGCTGATCAAACTCTGGCGTGTATTCTTTCATCACCGAGGTAATCTGATAGTTCATAAAATCCTGCACGCGCGAAGCCTGTTGGATCTTATCTAATGTTTCTTTGCCTAAGGTTTGCGTCCTGACAGGACCGCCGGCAGGCATGAGTTCTTTAAATGCTTGTGCTTGAAACTGGACAATAGACTCTGTCAGCATGGGATGCACCGCGCCTGCGGCTCCTCGGAACGGCTGAGTCCTGTCCTCTATCTTCAAGCCTAATAGCTCAAGGCCTTTAGAGTACATTTCCTCCCACTCGCCACGAGAGGACCTGTCTGCTTCAAACAAGGCCAACAGGTCAGAGGAGATAAGCGACATCTCGTTATCATCCATAACCTCGGCAAGGTTACTGTAGAATTCTACGTCATCATCTTGAGGGTCAATCTCTACCGTCGCACTGCCATCGTCTTCAAGGACGATTTCTATGTCCGGCTCCATCTCTTCCATGACTTCGATGATGTCCGTTTCGGGAGCTAGATTTACCACTTTTTCTATAGGCATAGTATTGTCCTAAATGTATTTTGGGTCATTGTACACTCGTTCTACTGATCCGCCACGTTTCATCTTTTGGTATCTTACCTGACTAGGTAAGTCCGTACCATCTGAAGCGTTCAAAGGATCAGGAGCCTCTGATTTTTTATAGTACTGTATGCCTTTAGCATAC